GTTTTTAGTCTCGACAGACTCGACTATTGCATTGACGAATTTTTTCATAGCAGATTCCATCTTTACATCTGCTTTCAAATCTAAGACCATTTGTTTTACGAAATCGTGTGCCTTCTTATCTTTGGTAGTGATAGTTGCAGAAGATCCATCGATTTTTATCGATGCGTCTAAACCAACAATACCAAAGTTCTTTTGGAATTCTTTGGCTGATTTTGGACCTTTAAATTTTACCTTAAGAGTAGGCATTATCCCTTCCAATTCAATTTCACATAGTTGAAGAACTTCTTCTTCTCACCATCATCCATATCAGCAGGAGACTTTTTACCAAACTTCTTAAGTGCTTTCTCAAAGAAAGCACGATATGCTTTCTGCTTGGATGAGAGTTCTTCTTCATTAACTTCAAACTTACCGTTATTATTCATTCCAATTGCATCCACCATCTGTCCTCTGGTCAACTTCTTATCGTCTTCGATTGGTTCAGATTGAACAGATTCCTTCTTTGCCCCCATGATGGTTTTCTTCTTCTCTTCACGCAACTTTCGATACATCTCAACCATCTTCATTGCGTTTGCAACTATGTTCTCATTTTTCGTAGTCATGGATCTTTTGCGCTCCTCACGCAGTCTTCTATTGTGTTCAAGACGAGAGACAGTATCTCTATACATTTTTGTTCTGCCGTCAATTTTCTCTTGATTGATGTTTTTTTCGTCATTCATGGGTAATTCTCTTATTTCTTTGATTTTTTAGATTTTGGTAGATCACCATCAATGGTTTTAGAAGATGTGCTCGATTTGCTAACTGAAGTTTGGACTTCTGGAGGAGGTTCTGCAAATCCTGCCCTCTTATCTGCTTCAACTTTCTTTGTCATGTTTATCGCAAGAACATCATCATTCTTCGCATCTTTCATCAACTGATCGATGTATTCTTTAGTTGCCTTCGTAGCACTTTTAGGACCAGGAAAAAACTCCCATCTTCTATCGTTAATATAAATTCGAACAGGTTTACCGAATCCCGTTCCGACTTGTTTGACAATAACTCTCTGTCCCCTGTAAGTATATGAACTTAGATAGAACTCTTTTTCAAAGTTTGGATCTAATGTTACATCGTCTTTGTTTTGTCCTGCCGTAGTTGGAATCAACTTGATTTTTTTAGGCGGGATGGGTTTGGTTGGCTTCGGTGAACCTGTGCCCATTGTGTCCATATCATTTGTGGGTGTTGTTGCTACAGGTGCAGACGGCGACATCGGAACTTCACTCACGGTACTCGGTTGATCTGCGATATTTGAGGACAAAAACTTCTTTAGTTCCTCAATTTTGAAGTAAACCTTAGATTCCAACTCTTTCTGAATTATGTTGCGGAATTTCCCCGCCTCTTTTTTCATAAGAGTTTCGATTACCGAATTGAGAATGTCTTCTGTCTGTTCGTCCATGTTTTCCCTTTACGCAAGACCGAACTGTGATGTATCGGGTTCGATCTTGCCTGCATTGCGTTCCTTTTCGATTTGTCGATCCATATCCCGAATATCTGCTTCCGATTGCCCCAGAACATTTCTCCGCACCCATTCATGAGAATAGTACTTACCTATGTATGGTTTAATATTTCCTAATTCATCTATTTGATTCTTGCGGACTTCACTATTCTTTAATTCAGTAAATAGATTATCTTTAATGAAGTCAAAAGATATCGATTCCCTCAGGTCTGGCCAATCATCTTGTGTGATAATTTTCTTAAGAACTAGTTGTTTCTTGAGCAAATCAAAAAACAATTCGCTGAATCTAGTTCGAAGTCTGTGAATAAACTTGGTAAATCGAACCTCATCACGGGTGATTTCTGTAGATCTACCAAGTATAAATTGCTTATCTTGTTCAAGCCGACTAACAGGAACCGACAAAGCACGATAGAGTTTCTTTTGGAAATAAACCACATCAGTTAATTCACCTAAATTTGCTCCACCCTGTAAAGTGGTTATTTCCGTCCCTTTACTACCTTCACGACGAGGTAACCAATAGTCTTCAAGCATACTCATGAATTTACGGTCATCACGAATATCACCGGTGTTTGCATCATAAACTAAACGATTTCGATACTGATTCATCAGTCCTTTTACATATGCTTCGGCTTTAGTTTTTGGGAGGTTACCGACATCAATATAGAAGATTCTTCTTTCGGGTGCACGACTAATTCGATAAATTACAACAGCATCTTCAAGCATTCTTAGTTGATTGAGTGGCTTGATTGCTTTATGAAGAAATCCGACTATTCTTTTGTAGCGGGAATCCATCAGCCCCGATGCACAAAATGCGATAGCATCGTCGCTAATCCTAGTTCCACTAACATTTCCGCCTTGACGGGGATTATCTTTGCTATAAATGTAAAAGTCATGATAACCTGCGATGACTTTTGTGCCGTCCTTGAGAGTTTCTTTCTTAAATTCACGAATTTTTGTGATATTCATCGGATCAATATATCGGCATTCAAGAATTCCCTTTTGTGGATTCTCTTCATCAATTATGATATGGAAATAAATTCGACTATCTACATACCATCTTCGAAAAATATCTGCACCTTTTGTTTCAAATTGCAAAACTCTAAGAATATTACGAAACTCATCGTGAATTTTTTCTTTGATACTGTCTGGTTGCTTTAATCGATCTAGAATGACCTTTACAGGAGATTTCTTCTCGCCAAGAACTATTGCCTCATTGACAATGTCATCAACTGCAACCTCTGTAATTGGATCCATAGCCATTTCACGGTACTTCATAACTAATTCAAAGTCATTACGAACCGTACCATCGAGGTCAACATACTGACCATAAAATCCACCGGCTTCTACTGGAATAGCACCATCGTCCGAGGTCGGAACCACGAACGATTTAAGTGCTTTAACATTTTCTCTTTGCTTCTTGGACCGCTCTAGTTTAAAGCCGAATATTTCTGCCATAATGATTATTTCTCCTTTAGAACCTGGGGCGGTGTCCGAGAAGAAAATCTATCAGGTAGTTAGATTCTCAATCTCATAGTACTGATAAGTCATTGTAACTTGGAAATTTGATGGTTCACTAGCCTGGGCCATATCCAAAGCAATTTCGCCTAATGTTGAAGGCCAGCAACCGACAAACTTGTAAGTTGTAATTATGTTACCTTCACGGGTAAGTGGAGACACATACCAGTCAGTCATGAATGTATTCATGGAGTTTGGACCAACATTTGTCTTATTTGTGTTGATACTATTCTGCCACGATTCAAATGCCTTTCTTAGTGTATATGCGCCATCATTATAAACTGTAATAGACCAGTCATTAAAAGTTCTATCAGCAGGATATTTGAATTGGCGACCCATATAGTTTGCTGTTCCAATGTTCAGCACACTATTTGGAATAGAAGCCGCTTTACACAAGAAAGAAACCTGATTGTTAGGGCTTCCTGCACCAATCGCTGCCGCAACATTATTAATTGCTCCGGCGACTGCTTGTCCGAAAAAGGCACCTGCTGCTCCCGCTGCGAAATTAACTGCACCAAGTCCAGAATTTGGAAAATTACCCTGAACTAGGAATAGGTTGTTACGGGCAACACCATTTATTAAATTTGCTCTGAATGCGTCGATACTAAACTGTGACATTTTTACTCTCCTTGTTATTTAGAGGTAGATTAAGCCCCAACTTCGCTGAACGACACACCGGTTCTTGTAGCAACAAAATTCAACTGAATGAAATTGATACTACGAGCAGGTTTGATATAAATGTCTGCAACGAAACGATTTCCATCGATGACCTCTGCTGTATTGTTTTTCTCATCACAAACAACTTTGTAGTCTACAATTCCACGACGGGACTGAACATCCCGCAAGAAAGGCTCAACTAGAGAACGGAATTGTGCTCTCGTGAAGGAATCGTTGAACTCAAACAGGCTATACTTGGCGGCGGTAGCAATTGCCTTCTCAAGTACAATAAACAGACGGCGCACATTAATACGGTCAAATGCAGAGGGCTTAACTTGTGCAGTCTTGTCGCCATAAAGAACAGTTCCTTCACCAGGAAATGTAACAACTGGATTGATTCCATTTTTGTAGAGTTCATCACGGAATGTTTGACTTGGGTTGAAAGTCAACTTAACAACATTTTTAATGTTTCCACGATTAAATCCTGCGGGACTAAACCAAGGATCCGTACTTGCATCACTACGGGCGCAAAGTCCTGCAATGTCTCCATTCAACGGAACATAACGGTACTTATCGTTGTAGATGTCATACATGTACTTGTAACCGCTATCAATAAACATGTAAGAAGAAGATCCTATCGTATTCCGATAATTTTTAGCAATAGTTAATTTATCAGTTTCGGAAGTTGTTGGATCCTTAATCGGACACGACACAAAACCAATACAGTCCTTTCTCGATTCGACAATATCCTTAATTGCCTTTCCTACACCATCAGTAACCGAAGTGCCGCTGCCCATGTACTCCGGACCACCAATTATGAGATTCACATCTTGTGTCTCTGAGTCTGTGAAAGCAGAAAGTCCTGTAGTAACAATACCTATCAAATCTGACGCACTAGCATATCGTGCCTCGTCAACACCCCCTGACAGGCTATAGGTAGCAATTTTAAAGGACACATTTGCTCCTGTTGTGTCAGAAATGTAGTTAAAGCCAGTGAGAGGACCACCCAACATCCCACTTCCGAAACTTGCAGCACTTCCAGTTAAATCTGAAGCAGCAATAATATACTTTGAAGTATTGTTAATTTTGTCTCTGAAGTAAATTGAATTTCCTTGTCCGTCTTTTGCATTTTTCGACAGAGAAACATTGGAAAATCTTTCAAGAACTGTGCCAGTTACACCCGACCAAAGACCATTTTCATCATACACAACAAGGTGAAACTCATCGGCAGTACCACCTAAATTCTGTACATATAAACTAGTTCCTGGACGGCCACCGAACTCATTTTTAAATTCCCATCCATCAAAATCGATTGGTCCAGTACCCGCACTACTTCCACACGCAGAAATGGCGAGTGAATTTCCAATCGATC